GGCTGCGGACTTTGTGGCAAACGGAACGATAAGCGGAAGGGCAGTCTAATATGCCAATTTTTGACAACCCGCTAATGCACGGTGCTCAATTTGCTAAACAATATGTTTCCAATTATCTACAATTAGATATACCGCAACGAGTTGTTAGATATCGCAACGGGTGGGACATAAGCGACACTGAACTTCCATCTCCAGCAAAGTACTTAACATACGAACCATTAGCGCTTGATGACTGGCCAACAATTATTACAGTGGCAATCAATACTTCTGGATTTGAAAGAATTGCCTATGACGGTCCAGACCCTTTGTATAGGGTTGACTATGTAATGCGCACATATATTTGGTGCAGAGCCCTCGGGTCTGAAGAGGCAACAATTGCCAGAGACAGGCTTACCACCGTTGTTCGTTCAGCCCTGCTTGACTATCCGTGTCTTCAAGCGACAGACCCACGACAATCATTTCAGGTAATGATTGACGAAGGCTCATTGCGTGAAGAATTTTCAGACACAACACTCCTCAAGGGGGACAGAGTCATGTCTGGCTCATATCTCGGCTACACGCTGAGCATCAATGAGGTAGTCACTCGTCAAGATATTGCAGAATTGTCTGAGATTGAACTAAGCGTTAGACAACAAAAACTTACAGATACTGACCTCCCAACTGCTGATTGGCCTAGTTGACTTCCATAGTCTATTTATTGGGTACAATTGGCTACTGGTTTTAACGATTGGAAACAAAAATGGCACATTTATTCGCATTGCTTGACACTGTGGAAAAACAAACTAATTTTGATAAGCCAAGCAAAATTGTAAAGAATGTAACCTCTGGACCATTCGTCGTAGACGAAGATGGTCGGCAAATCCACTCTCGTGGAGTTGCTGCTGTTGATGCAAATTGCAAAATTTGTGAAGCGGGAATCAAGTCTGGGGCATTGGTTGTTATTCGCGAAGTAACATCAAGCAACTCTGCATCAAAAGTAAAACCAAAAGAAAAAGAAGTAGTAAGTGCACCAGTCGTTGAACAAGAAGTTCCAGAAGTTCAAGAGACAGTTGCACCGACTAGTCAGCAATAGTCTGTACAATGGGAGAAATAACACGGCGTTATCTCCCGCGAGGAATTTAGGAAGGTGTCATGCCAGGCGTAAACATCACAACAGCAGTAAGACAAGGTCCATCAGCACCAGCATCAGTTGAGACATCACAGATGTTCGCTGTCGGCTTGGCAGAAAGCGGCCCTGCAGGCGAAGCAACGCTTGTAACAAGCCTTGCAGAATTTGAAGCAGTATACGGTGGCTATGTTTCATATGCCTACCTGCACCCAACTGTTCAGACATTCTTTGAAGAAGGCGGCACCCGCGCTTATATTTCGCGCGTAGTCGGACCTTCTGCGACAATCGGCTCACTTTCCTTGAACGAGGGTGGCGTTGGCGGAGACAATGTAATGACGATTCGCGCTAATGGCGCTGGCTCCTGGAGCGCAAATGTTACCGTTCAAGTAACCGCTGGAACCGCGACTGGAACATTCATCATCCTTATTCGCAAAGATGGCAACTTGGTCTACAGCACTGGAAACTGCTCAACAACCGCACAAGCAGTTGGACGCATCAATAGCAGCGCAGCAGCCTCGGCAATCGTTGTAGCAACAGACCTTTTGGCAACTGGTTCACCACAGCCTGAAGTTTCTGCCGCTACTGCCCTCAGCACTGGAGACGATGACCGCGCTTCAGTTGTTGTTGCTAATTATGTAACAGCATTGAGCGACTTCTTGGATTCATACGGAACTGGTGTTGTTGTTTGCCCAGAGTCAAGCCACACGACGGTTCAGACTGGCCTTGCAAACCATGCCAACAATTACAATCGTCTTGCATTCTTGCATGGTGCCTTTGATGACACGATTGCAGAAGCAAAGACTGCTGGATTTGCGCTTTCGGCTGCAGATGTTAACAGCGAACATGTTGCTTACTTTTACCCTTGGGTTTACATCCCAACATCAACGAATGGAATCAACCGTTTGATTCCACCAGTTGGGTACGCAGCAGCAAAGCGCGCTATCGCACATATACAGACTGGCGCACATCAGCCTGGCGCTGGATTGATTTCAGCAGCACGCTTCGTAAACGGTGTTGCAAAAGACATTGACAAGACCAACGGAGACGAAATTGACGATGCTTATGTAAATGCAATCCGTGTTATCAACAACACGGTTCGCATCTACGGAGCACGCAGCATGTCCTCGGATACCGACAACTTCCGCTATATCACAGCGCAAGATGTTGTTAACCAAGTTGTTGTTGAAGCCAACCGCTCGCTTGAAGACCTGCTCTTCGGTGTGATTGACGGGCGCAATACCGTTTTTGCAAGTGTTGAATCAAAACTCTTTGCAATTCTTGAGCCACTCCGTGTCAATGGTGCTTTGTTTGAAGCATTTGACGCAACTGGAAAGCGGATTGACTTCGGTTACACCGTAAAGTGCGACTCAACGCTGAACCCAACTTCGCAACTTGCAACTGGCCTTGTTAAGGCTCGCGTAGGATTGCGTGTATCAAGTGTCGGCGACAAAATTGAAGTTGACATCATTAAGTCAAACCTGACTAAGTCAGTCGTCTGAGCCACGGAGGAATAAGACATGGCAAAGGTATCCCAAAGGCAAGTAATCGCACGGATTGCTCCACACGCTTCGGCAAACATTCTTGAAACTAAACCACCAAAGTGGGAAGCATTCAAGTTCGCTCAGGTATCTGGTGGAGAAATCACTGCTTCAGTAGAAAAAATCTACGAAGGTGGCGCATCGTCACCAACGGTTCTTTGTGCTCCATTTGACATTGGCGACATCACACTCACCGCTCACTACGACTTTGAGCGCGATGGCGTTTTGACTGATGACAAGAACTATGTTGACAAGAAGTTGGCAATCCTCCGCACGATGGTGGGCAAGGCTTACTACGACATCACGGTTGAAGTATTCAACTGTGACCTCAAGGTTCCTGGTCTTGACCGCATTTACTCCAAGTCACTCCTTGTTGGTTTGACTGAGCCAGACGGCGACTCTTCATCTGGTGCACCTTCAACATTTGCTTTGACCTTCTCGGTCTCAAATGTTGCAAGCCAAATCAACCAATAAATATACGCTTTTAGCGTAACTGTTGACAGGCTCACTATTGGTCCTGTGCTAGTTTGTCGGCTATGACAAATTCAGAACTTTATTCAGAGCAAACACCAGAACAGCCAGCGAAGAAGGCTGTTCCAGCAAAGAGCGCGAAAGAACAGACTGTTCTTGACCAGTTGACCGCTGCAATTAAGAAAAAAGTTGAGCGACCAACAGTTCACCTTGAAGTTCCAGAACGACCTGGCGTCAAGTTGATTATTAGCCCAAACATCTCACAGCAACAACTTCGCTCATGGCGTCGCAATGCTGGTGAAGACACCAAGAATGGCTTGGATTCATTGAAGTTTGCGTGTGCAGTAGTGGGTCACACCACGACTGGCATCATCTTTGGCGATGAAGAAGTTTTTGACGATTCAGGCAACCCTTTGACATTTGCATCTGACCTCATCATGGAGATGACAGAAACAACTCGTCCACACCCAGATTGCGTTCGCGCATTCTTTGGTGTTGACCCGCACACAGAAGGTGCAGCGCTTGCAATTCTTGAAGCCGCTGGATATTCGGATACGGTGGACACCGTGGACCCTACGAAGGAATCTTCAGCGAACTAGTTGAAGATTCCACAATCGTAAACGCCGCTCGTCTCGGCGAATTGTGGGGGACAAGTCCAATAGAATTGCTCAATTACACCCAAGAGCAATGGATGATAATGATGGCATGTGCTAAAGTTATATCTAACGACCGCGAGCGAGAACGGCGCGAAAGAGACAAGTAGCACTCCACTCGGCCCGCCCTATTAGAGAAAATCTAAATATGGCTGACCAAAACCCATCTATTAAAATCAGTTCGCGGGCTGACACTGGTGCAATACTAAGAACGATTGGTAGCGTCAAGGGTCTGAGGCGCGAAATAAAAGGGCTGTCCAAGGACATGCTCCTTAATGCTGCGGCATCAAAGTTAATGGGTAGTTCCATGAGCGGTGCTGGAAAACAGACCGATAGATGGAAAAAGGTTCTTGACTCCACCGACAAGATAATTCGCAAAATGGGCGCAATGACCATGAAGTCGCTCGTGTCAATGCTGAAAATCGCAACGATGCAAATGGCTGCTCTTGGTGCGGCAATGGTTGTTACTCACGGTGCCTTCATAGTCGGCAGATTCGCCATGAAGACATATCAAGTTGCTATGCAAGGACTTGCTGCAACAGCGGCTGGATTCACGACAGCAGTTTCTATTGCTTCTGCGGCAATTCGTGAACAACAGGCAGCGATGTATGCATACAAGACTAAGACTGCAAAAGAGTTTGGTAGCGGACTAAACCAAACAAGAATGGTAATGCGCAACCTAACCATGGATGCAGACCTTGCAGTTTTGGGTGTTGAAAATCTCAACAAAGCATTCGCTACCGTATCAAAGAACCAAAATGTTACCTTCAACGCAACGAGCCAAAAGTACCTAAAAGGGCTAATGGACTTTGCTTCTGCTGGTCAGCCACTTGAGCAAGGTGTGGAAAAAGCCGCAGAACTTGTAGCAACACTTCAAGATTCAAAGAAGTCATACGCTCAAGTTAAAACTGCAGCAAAAGAACTTGGACCAGCAATGGTTGAAGCAATTAAGCAGGCTGACAAGCAAGGAATAAATACAAAAGAAAAATTTATTGCCGCAATGAATAGCGGAAAATTGTCAGCGCTTGGTGGAGTTACTGGTCAATTTGATGCAATCAACTCAACACTATTTTCGCAGTTTAAAAAATACTTCACAATGCTAAGAGGAAATCTTGCAGACTTTGGTCAAGGCTTTTTGGGTGACACAAAAGTAGCGCTTGAGACAATGTATAAAGCCGTTGACAAGGCGCTAAGAACAACTTCTGGGAGCGTTGCTGCGTGGGGTAAAAATGGCGGTCTTCTTGCTGCGCTTA